TTAAATCAACTCTTTTATCTCCTGGTAGTTTAACTACTGAAAATGTTATGAAGAAACATCCAGATAGACAACTAATTGATGTAGAATATATCGCAGACGTTGTTTTATGGTTGCTTAATCAACCAGAATATGTTAATATTAATGAAATTTCACTAGATCCTATTCAGAATGGGGCATACGCAAGAGAGAGGTAGATTACTTTTGCTAAAATTAAAGAACATTACGATCCGAAACTTTATGAGTGTCGGAAACGTTACACAAGGAATCGATCTAGAACGTGATGCATTGTCACTCGTTCTGGGAAACAACATAGACTTAGGTGGTGATGGTTCACGTAACGGTACAGGTAAGACAACTCTTATCAATGCACTATCATATGGATTATATGGCAACGCATTAACAAACATCAAAAAGAATAACTTAATCAATAAGACTAACGGCAAAGGCATGTTAGTCACAGTTGATTTTGAATATAACGGAAGCGAGTACCGCATTGAGCGTGGTCGTTCTCCTAATGTATTCAAGTTAAAACGTGATGGCGTTGATATGAATGATATGCAAGATGAAGCACAAGGCGAAATGCGACAAACGCAAATCGAAGTTGATTCCATTATTGGTATTTCACACAACATGTTCAAACACATCGTTGCATTGAATACATATACTGATCCATTTTTATCGATGCGTCCTAATGATCAACGTGAAATCATTGAAGAACTATTAGGTATTACTGAACTTTCTCGCAAAGCAGATAGCTTAAAGGATGAAATAAAGTCTACTAAAGAGCAAATCAAAGATGAAGAGTATCGCTTAAAAGCTATCGAAGATGCAAACGGACGTATTCTAAAGTCTATCAAAGACATTGAACGTAGACAACGTATCTGGACAGACAAACATACAAAAGATGTAGCAGATTTAGAAACAGGTCTAGATGCACTGACACATATCGATATCGATGCAGAGATTAAGAACCACACATTCATTGCAGAATATAACGAAAAGAAAACTCGTTTAGATGAAGCTACCCGTTGGATAAGTAGTATCAATGCAGATGATGCAAAGCAAGAGAAAGTTATTTCTAAACTAAAAAACGAAATCAAGTTGCTAAAAGAACATACTTGCTATGCTTGTGGACAAGAAATGCATGATGATAAACAAGAAAGCATCCTTGCATCAAAAGAAGAACAAAAGCAAGAAGCTACTATGCAATTACTTGCAAACAACACGCAACTACAAGAACACGAAACTGTTGTTACAGAAATCGGTGAACTTGGTAGTAAGCCAACAGTATTCTATGATTCACTAAATGATGCATACGAACATCAGAATTCAGTTCGTATGTTAACAGAACAGATAGAACAAAAGAAATTAACTGAAGATCCTTACGCAGATCAAATCAAAGAAATGCGTGAAAGTTCATTAGAAGAACTAGATTATTCACACATGAATACGCTAGTTTCATTCAGAGAACATCAGGACTTCTTAATGAAACTTCTTACTAATAAAGATTCCTTCATTCGTAAGAAAATTATTGATCAAAACTTATCATTCCTAAACAAACGTTTAGAATCATACCTAGATAAGTTAGGTCTACCACACGAAGTTAGATTCCAAAGTGATCTAACTGTAGAAATCACTGAACTAGGAAGAGACCTAGACTTTGATAATTTATCACGTGGTGAACGCAATCGCTTAATCTTAGGACTAAGCTGGGCATTCCGTGATATATTTGAATCACTATATAGTACAATCAATGTTATGTTTATAGACGAATTAATTGATTCGGGTATGGATACTAATGGTGTAGAAGCATCACTTGCTGTATTGAAGAAAATGGTTAGAGACAGTGGACGTTCAGTCTTCTTAGTTTCACACCGTGATGAACTTCAAGGAAGAGTTAGTGATGTGCTGAATGTAGTAAAAGAAAACGGGTTCACTACATTTGCACAAGAAACAGAAACACTAGAACCTGGTGTTGAATTAGATACAGTCATATAGGAGAAAACAATGACAAATCATGAACAAATCGTAGAAAGTTACGAAACTTACCTAAAAGAACATGCTGCTTGGGAAGAAAAAGGCGTAAAAGCTGCGGCGGCACGTGCAAGAAAAGCACTCGGTGATATTGGTAAACTAACCAAAGAGCGCCGTAAAGAAATTCAAGATAAAAAGAATAGCATGTAAAAAAAGTGTTGACACATAGTAGATTATCTGCTATACTGATAACAATAAGGAAGTTAAGTGTCTCCTCTCAACCTCTCTCAAAATGCTTACTTCTTTATTGTTTCAACACAGAGCATGAAACAAAACCCAATGCATCTGATTGCATTGGGTTTTTTCATTATTGAAAGGATAAAAGTATAATGAGTAAATTTATAGGTAAGGCCGAAGAACGTGAAATGATGCGTGAAGAATCTGAAAAAGCAGTCAAAGAGTTTTTGAAGAATGGCGGCAAAGTAAAAAAGATTGCTGAAGGTGAACACACTGAAGCAAAAGACATGAAGTATAAATTTCGTAAACCAGCATTCGGTGGTAAGAAAAAAACTGAATAAATACTCTCATGGAATTCTTATTAAAAGCAATCATTGGCGGTATAATAATTGCCAGTGTAGTTACAATCGCCCAACGTGGCAATCCAACAATGGGAGCCTTAATATTAGGTATCCCATTAAGTAGTATTGTTAGCATCATATTCATGTATTACGCAGGAGTAGATGTTTCAGTATATACACAATTAGCAATAGAAACTGTATATTTTGTACTAATCAGTTTAGCATTCTTTCCAATATTTGCATATATGGTATATGTTATGCCATTCTGGCCAGCACTAATTATATCAACTAGTATTTCTATGTCGGGATTATATGTACTAAAACTATTCTTAGAAAGATAATGACTTGAACTGGATACAAATAGATAAACAAATTATCAGTATGATGCGGGTGATCGATGATAAAGATAAACTCTACGAAGATGTAAAGCATGTATTCAAATGGAATGACTCACAAGTTGAAGCCGCTGTAAGACCATTGATTGAACGATGGGACTGGTACGGCATGCACAAAGATGAAAAGCCAGTAAAGAAAAAACGTGCAACAAAAAAAGCCCCTGCTAAAAAAGCAAAGGCTACTAAGAAGAAATCATAATCTCTCTTTAAAATTTTCTAAATATTCTGTAAGAACTTTCGAACTGCCTATTCGAACATTGATGATACCGTTATAGTATTCATCAGTTTCTAATACACGGCGTTCGAATTGTTCCCGTGCCTCCATATAACTTAAAGCACCACGACTCGGACAGTAGTGAAGTATTTCTCTTGTAAACTTGTCTTCACCTAGTTCTGCTACATCTGCATTAAGATGGTCAGAAGAACCCCAATATGTACGCCAATCGCTTTCTTTATATCCACGTCTTTTGTTCTTTCGCCCTTTTAAAGGTGGCTTCGTGGTTTTAAACTTAGCTAACTTCTTACCTACATATTTTCTATTATTAGTGGTATTAGTAATAAGATAAACAAATCCCTCAACATCATCAGGTAATTCATTAACTATCTTATTATCATATTTCCAATCACTCATTAGTAAATCATTTCATCTTATAAGGTCTAAAGACCTAATCCTTCATAAATCTCATATCGCTTTCGCTCAATCGATTTAATCAGTCTTTATGGTTTATATTATAATTGTATTTATATATGCCTGCGGCTAAGCCACAATTGCCCTGTTGCCAGAGCAACTGCAAAAAAATTATGGATACATGCCATAGCTTCATCGCCTCTGTTTATGAGCTAGTAGCCAGAAACTACGGGGTCGGTTGGCGATTCCCCCTTCACTCAGTACTGCGTCTTTCGACCCAACGGCATCACAATAAGTCCAAACAGACGGAGTATATTGTAATCGATAGTGCTATAGTAGCCTATCATCGGTTATATTATTAAACTGGTCAACCACGCACCTTTAGAGCCGTGGCTGTTGTAATTAGAATACTTGTATATGTGGTTACGAGAAGATTGTAGGAATTCATCCCTACTAGTCCAACGGCAACAGTTTTTACACTGGCAGATTCAATCCCGAGTTGGCTACCCAACTAACAGATCCACTATGTTGTGTTATATTAGCATTTGTCATTATATTAGCCTAAGGGTGTATTTGTTAGTTTTTTATTAGCTTTGTATTAGTTTTCAATAGAGCCTGAGTTATTTATATTAGCTGTTGAAATTATTATACTACAATTTTAACTCAATTACAACATGTAATTTTGCTAGAGTATAGGCACTCCCGCCTGTTTACTCATTTCGTAGTTTTCTTGTATAATCTCATTTATATGGTCTAAATGCGAGACTGGCATATCATGTAATTCAGATATACTAACCCCACCTCTCATGTACCAAGTTAACTTTAACATATTCTTATGTAGCTTGTCAAGTTCTTTTTCAAACTTTTTTGATTTTTCTTCTACTTCTGGTCCGCTTGCAGTGACGAGCCAGCCTCGAAAAAATTTACAGGGTTGACCTCCAAGGCAACTTGATCTTTTTCGTCGCATTCGGGGCATACGAATTCAAATGTTGATGCATCTGCTGGCTTCTTAGAAAGATCCTGTACTTTTAAATTGATTTGGTCAACTACCTTAGTTGGGATATTGTCTAGAAACTCATTGATTGCATCATAATCAGTAACATCACCATCTGGTGTTCTTACATAGCTGATTGTATTTGCTAGAAGTTCTACATTGTGTTCTGCGATTTTTCTGAAACTAGAATAG